CATCATGAATCTTGAGGCGTACAAATGCTCTTGCTCTCCTGGCCCCATCTCATGGCGGATTTTAATGTACGGATCTACAATTACCGCTTTAACATCTTTCTCCCAAACTAGGTACTCAAAAACGCTTTCAATCTGCTCAATTCTAAAATCTGGAGTTTTATCTTTCTCTGGGTAAACAAAATAAAATTTATCCTTTACCAAGTCAAAAGCTGCTAGGTACTCCTCTTCGCTAACATCAAAGTTCTTGTAAGCTCTATCCGTACTTTTACCTAAAATCGTGTGAATAATATCATCAAAAAACTCATCTGGCGGATAATTCTCTGGAGAGAAAAACGCAAACTTCCATCCTTCGTTAATTGCCTTTAAAACGCAAAGAAAAATAAGAAACTGCGACTTACCTTCGTTGTTGTAACCAGTCCAAAGGTTAAACTCTCCAGCCTTCCAACTCCACATCTTATTTTGTACTCCTCCGCTTGTGATGTTGTCGATATCTCTAACGTATGTCTTACTTCCAGCTTCTTTCCCTTTACGAAAGTTATTTAGCATCGAATCTCTTTGCCCGGCAAATGTCTTAATTGATGCCTCGCAAAAGTCTAAATCAAAAATCTTATCTGGCCGTTTCATTCAACAAAGTATTTATCAATATTATCTTTTAAGTCTTGGTAGCTACCTGATCTCTGAGCTACATCCTTAAACCATTGCTTCTCAAATTGATTTCTTACCCTTATCTCATCTTGGAGTAGTAATTTAGTACCTTTTATCTCATAATCTTGCAAATTGATTAGATTGATATATTTTTTTTGTAGAGCGAATAGCCTTTTAAGGTTTATCTCAATTAATGCCCAATTCTTAGTTTGCTGCGCTTGTACAATCATTGCCCAAATGTCTCTATTAAGCTCATTTAAGGCTTTCATATCTTTATTACCCATCTTACCACCAATTATCTTTTAAAGTTGATTTGTTGTACTTATTTGCATCTATTTCTGGTATTGGATTTCCTCTCTTTATCCAGTTAACAAAATGCTTTTTAGCATCCTCTTCACTTACTTTCAATTCTGCTTTTAGGAGTTGCTCTTGTCTAAATTCATTCAAGTGATTTCTTACTTGCTCAATACTTGCTTTATTCTTCATTGCAATACCTTCTAACCAGATATTACTTGTCCAGAGCTTTCTAAATATTTCGTTGTGAGTTTCCTCATTTACCTCCAAGTTTTCTACTGGCTCTCTATATATATCATTTACATTATCATTAACATTTACATTAACAGCTAGATTTGCTAGAGTTTGCTTAGCATTGCTAGGTTTTGCTAGATGATTTGTAGCATTGCTAGCTTTTGCTAGACCTCCTTTTTTACCAGCCTCTGATCTAACTTGTTTTTTATCTTCCCAAAGCTTTAAATCTCTTTTAAGCTGGGTCTTAATTGGCAAGAAAGCCAATCGTATAAGCTTATCCTCTGTTTCTGGATTCTCATCGTTTACATAAGCATAAATATGCTTTATCAATTTTCCAGCATCCTCATTGGATAACTCTTCAAAGACTTCTCTTTGGTCTGCATACAGTACAAATGATTTTTTCCCTTGCATAAAATAAAAAAGCCCCAAACGTGTCGCAGTCGTCGGGGCTTGGTTGGTTTACACCTATGAAACATCCAAGGCTGCGACCTCTCAAATGTTTCATTTCAATACATAAAGATAACTCTTTTTGAATTATCCTACCAAATTACGCTTCTTTAGATGAAAATAAATACAAGCATAAGAAGCTCCTAATTCTATAGCAATTACCTTGGTTGGAGTTCGGTCTTGCCACATTTCAAAGATTAACTCTTTTTCGTATTCGGTTAAATTCCTTCTTCTCATTTTTTCAAGAAATAACGTGCAACTCTCTTTCCATTTTCTAGCGTAACCATGTCGGTAACTACGTTTAAGCTCTGGTCTCTTAGATCTGCAATCCTAGCGGCTAGCCTAAAGCATCCAAATTGATTTAAAGCTTCTAGCTGGGTAATAGAATATCCATTCAATAACCAGCCTTTAATTAGCGCATTTTGTGAATCTGTAGCTTTCATATATCAGCAATTTTTTCGATTAGATATTTAGTTTCAAAATAAACCGCCCAAAACTCTTCCTCTGTAATTTCAGTCCATTTGTGAGACTCAAACCAGTAGAGGATTCTGTTAGGCTTTAGCTTGATCTCTGGGTAAAGCTGAATATCAAAGTCATCTTTGCTGACATGGAGATGCAAATCCTCATTTATGACCTTAATAAAATTTAGGTCTCCGACTTTAAAGTACTGCGGCAATTCAATTTCCGCACTAACAACCTGAGTTGTCTTAATCTTAAAATTTTCCATAGGTGTGTTTAGTTAAAAGGTTAAAGTAATTTTAGGCCAAGCATATAACCCAGCGCAAAGAATGGCGACATAGCCACAATAAAGTAAATAATTTTTCCAAGTGTTTTCATAGGTACATTTTATAAAAGTCCATCATTTTTTTAGCGGTTGACCAGTCAATCGAACCAATTACCGACTCAGCGGAATAGAAGTCGTACATATACTTAGCGCCTTCTTTTGTAATTGGCCCATATTTAGGGCCGAATTGAGTTACTTTTTCCATAGGTGTTTGTTTAAATGTTTCGAAATATCTAAATAATCTAATTAATAACAAAGATTTTATACCTTTTTTTCAATCATGTTTTTGGATTCTGCTACATCGATTAGCTTTTTAACCTTGCGAAACTCCAGATTCTGATCCTCTGCGATTTCTCTAATTTCGTAACCGTAGGTAAACAAAGTTAAAATTCTGCTTATCTGCTGGTCGCTTAGAATCTGGAATATATTCTCATCCATTAATTTTCGTGGGTAAATCTCGTGTAGCTTCATCTTAGTGTAAAGCAAATAGCCAACCTTTTGATCGTCCAATCCAAGTACTTTAGCAATCTTTTTTCTAGTAAATCCTTTCAAATAAAGATCCTTTACTTTCTGCATTATCTCGCAAGTTTCCATAGTCTCAACCAAGTTTCGTTAAAAGGTAATTTTTCTTTATCGTATGTGGAGGCTACACCTTTTGGCGCTAGATCTCCAGGTCGTTGAATAAATTTTCCTAGGTATAAATGAGGTTTCATTTTAGTATTTCTTTTAGTTGATTATAAATTGATTCTGCGGTTTTTCCCCAATACATCTCACATTTACCATCCTTAATCGGAGGCTCAATAAAGTAATATTGGTACTCGCTTGGCTTGGCCGTGTAGCGGTAACACGTTTCTTTCTGAGGGCAATTTGTCCCTTGGCACATCGTAATATCAGGACTCATTTTATTTGTAGGTTAAAGTTTTCTATTAGTCTTGCTCCTATTACATTTTCTCCTCTTTTAATAGCTTCTTTAATTGCTACTTTATCAGCGGTTACCACGTTTTTAACATTCAAGAAAGCGCCTGGCAATGCTTCTACAATATCAACCTCCACCGATTCGCTACGGCGCAAAGAGAGCTTAAATAAGGGACTTTCTATCTTGTCTATATTACTTACCAACATTGCCTCTCTAACGGCATCCTTGAGCCTTGTAATGGCTCGATCCTTGCTTTCCTTCATTGCCTTCAACCGCTTTATTTCCGTGTCAATTGCATCCGCATCGCTCTGGATGTTTGCAATTACCTTGGCATAGCTGCCAGCCTTTACCTGGAGTTGCTCTTGGTTAATTACCAGCAATTGCTCCAATTCTGGAGTAAACTCTTCGGTTTCAAGTAGAGAGGCTAACTCTAGCGCCTCTCTTGTTATCTCATATAAATTTGCCATTATACTAATCCGTTTAAAATTTCGTTTTGATCCTTGTTAAAATTGTATTTCGCCATAGCTTCTAAAGCTTGCTTTCTCTGTGCATCCGTGCCGTTTAAATACCGTACAATGTAAGCGAACTGCTCCTCCGTTGGAGCTACTTTTACTGGAGCCTTTGGAGTATGGTCGTTACTTGCATCTGGATCTAAATGGCTATCGTCTATTAGGAGTAGGCCTGATAAAGCATATTTACGAGCATAGCTCGAGGAGCTACCAAAGGACTGAGCTACGTCCATACCTTTGCGATTGATGTCTATGCCAGCTTGCGCCGTTACTGCTCTACCTTCCATATCTTTCTGGATGCTTACGGTTGACTCAATAAACACAAGTCCGCCAACCTCTTTTACCTCATCCTCAATGATTAAGGTACATTCGTATTTCAATAATAAAGGCTTCAATGCCTCCAGGATATCCTCGCAAGATCTGTATTTGTACTTGCCAAAGGCATTAAACTGGTTTTTAGGAGCTTTTAACTCCGCTTGGATTTGGATTAACTCTTTCATAGGTGTTGTTTAGTTTAATAATTTCTTTCAATTTCTAACTCCAACTGCATTAATAAAGATGGCGTTGGGATAATTTCAGATTCGTCTTGAAAACAGGAAAAACTATGCGTATTTTCAATCTTTACCTCAATTTCTCCATAAGCTGGAGCAAACTCGCTCTCTTCATCGCCCCAGCTAGTAATGGAGTAATCGCCTTGCCAGATGTAAGTTTTGTCCTCATAGTCAAACATTATCTCCTGGTCGTAATAATTTTCTTGGTCGTAATTCATAAGATTTAGTAGTGTTTAGGTGAATAATTGATGCTAATTTATAAGGAATAAATTAAAAACAAAAGAATTACTAAAAATATTTCCAACACTTTGTCGCCTTTTGTCAACCAATAATCTTTTTTGGTTATAACTTGCAATAAAAAAAATGGAGGAATCTGAAATTTTAAATCCGTTTGGTTTTGGCAACGCAACCAAAGTAATAGATGAAAACCGAAAGCCATCGGAATTTTGGCAAGAGTTTTCTGACTTACATGAGGTATTAGCGGAAAATGAGTTTTATGTACTTTTTGATGATGGCCTCCTAGTCAAAAAAGGTAGATCTAAATTTAGGACAAGCCAGTACATTAAAGGAGATAAATTCACCTCATTCCAAAAAGTTTATGCTAGAGTTTAACGTTCAAGTTTCAGAGGTTTTAATCGAAATCAAAGAGTTGCTAATTAGCAAAAATCAAAAGTACGGTAACTCAGCTCTAGAGCCGCTTGGTGTTTTCAGTCAGTTGTCCGCAAAAGACGGACTACTCATTAGGATTGATGACAAGCTAAAGCGAATTAAAAACGGATCTTTAGATCGAGACGATGAGGATGTAATAAATGATTTAATCGGATACCTAGTTTTATTAAAAATTCATGCAAACCAGGAGAGCAATTTTGATGAGCTTGACGGCTCTCACAACTGGAAAAGCGTAAAGAATAAGCAAGAAATGATAAGGTTATTTAAGGCCAATTTAAAGGATAGCCTATAAACGGTATTTTACAAAAGATGCCGTTTTTGTAAAATATCTTTAACATTATCGGAAATTTTCCGAATAACTTAGGTATCTGTTACAAAAAAATATAAAAACGTAACAATCAAACTCAGAGGTTTACAAAACGCAAACCTTTGTTAACTTTTAGAATAACTTTTTACTAACTCCTAACGTGTGTATTTTAGTCACAGGTTGGAACTGGTATTGGAAGAGATATTTATCGTCCACATAAGAAGCCTTTGCGCCTGGATCTAACAGAGAGTTAATTGTTGCGCCCAAATAAAAACCTTTGCTCTTCTTTATTATAGTTTCCGTTTTTGTCTCCGTTATCGTATTAGTTACCACAGGCAATTTATAATCGTTAATAGCGGTCATTTTAAGCACTTCACCGAGGACTTCTCCGCTTACCTTAGTACTTCCATACTCAAAAGGAAAAGTGGTCTCAAACAGGCTAATTTTAGGCTTAAAATCGATTAGTACCGTATCCCTTAAAACTTGCGTTTTTATCTTTGTTTTAGGGATATAAACCGTATCTGAGGAGGTGATGTATAGAGTATCCGTCAATCGCTCAATTTTTGTTTTATAGACGGTTTCAAGTTCCCTTTTTGGGAATAAAAGAAAAGCTAAAATTACTCCAGCGATAAAAGCTATAATTGCAATTTTGATGCGCTCATCGTCTAGTAACTCTTTCATTGCTTTTTATTTTTACCTCTAAATTGAACGTAACAAATAATCAACCGCTGATCTTGTCTTGGAAACTCGCTTACCATAACTGCATCGGATACACATCTGCCAATAAAATCGTTTTGGCTCTCTCCAGGTTTTGGTTTAGGTAAAGGCATTATTCGTAGATATCTATATTTTCATCATTTAACAAAATCCGTAATTGATCTCGAGTCTGTTTTATCGCATCGTATTGTCCATCTGGTAACTCCTCAAACTTTAACTTGGCTCGCATCCATTGGTCTAACTCCCACAAGACAGAGCGCATTTTTGAGCCATTTGTTGCGTTTGCAAACTCGTAATTATCCTCTGGTAGATTAAACTCTAGTACTGCTTTCATAACGGAAATTTACAACTGTCGATTAATAAGTCAAAACTCTGCTTTCCATCTCCTCGCTCTCTTGTAACATTTAAAGTCAATATACGGCCTCCAACTGGTTTAATAGGCGCTGCACGTTCAACATGCCAACCAAATGCTCCATCCTGGTACTCTTCTTTATAAGATCCAGTTATTGCCAGGTGAATTTGCTTATGTATATATTCGTAAAATCTCCTTCCTGGATTGTATTGCATTGTCTCTCTCACATCGTTACGGCTTGCGTTTTCGTGTATATGGCCCATGATAAACACATCCATGTTTTCGTACATTTCCAGCGCTCTAGTCAAATTAATCGCTCCCTTGGTTACAATACCTCCACCTCCAGAGCCGTGAAAATATTTAATATTCTTACTCAAAATAGTATTTTCAAAAAAGTGATATTTAACAAGCAACCAACCTCCATAACCTCCAGTATAAACGCTGGTTTTGTTTGTGTAGTTGAGCAAGTCGACAAAACGTTGGAGAGGATCTGTTTCTAGATTTTTTATAATTGCAGTCTCGTGATTTCCGTAACCTATAACAGTTAATAAATGCGAATACGGACTAAACCAATCTACTGCATCCTCGATTACTGCATCGATGTAATTGGCTTTATTATGCTCCGGTAAGATGTCCTTTTTGTTCCGCCGTGGATCGTATTTACCTTGCATTAAACAAAAGAAATCCCCATTTATAAAAATAGGAATCTCATTATCTTTACAATAATCTAAATGTGACTTTAGCATTTTCCTATCGCATTTTGGGTTATCCCAATGCAAATCCGATAGTAAGGCTAATCTATTTTCGTTTCTAGTTAAAACGATAGAATGCACATTTCTGGCAATTTTGGTTAATTCCATTTAAGGTATGTTTATGTAACTACTTTATCTTTTAACCAGATAAATCCTCCAGATGTCTTTTGACGACCTTTTAAACAATCTGTTATTGATGTTCTATTTAAATTATAAAAATCAATAGCGTATTTTGCACAATCCCATTCTTTTAAAAATACTCCATCAATAGAATACTGGTATACTTTAAATGCTTTACCATTTTTATGACCTTTACTTTCTAGCCAAAAACCAGTTTTATTTTTCTTATGAATTAAAGACATTTTTAATCTAGTTTCCTCAGAAACTTTTCTTCCTTTTGCCTTTATGCCAATTTTATTTTTGGTTTCTTGTGTAAGTATATGTCCTTTTAAAGATTGCTTTCTTTTTTCATTTACCTCATGACTTAGATATCCTCCATTTCCACCATTTGCAATATTACATAAGCTACCATTTTGCGTATTTTTTTTATACAAATTGATAAACTCAATTTCTTTTTCACAAGCTTCTTTCCAAGAAATATCTTGAAGCATTATTTCTACTCTATATTCGGTAAAATTTACAATGTTATTCCAATAGACATTTCTGTTTTTACTAGAGTAAGCTCTTTCAAAATCAGATTCACTTTTGCCAATGCCAATATAAAAAGGCTCATTTTTATCAAGTCTAATATGTCTATAAACGTAAGCCATTATTTTAAATCTGCATCGGATTTATATGCAATGTACTTAGTTACTCCAGAAATTCTTTTAGCTACTAAAATTTGTTTTCTGTTTTTGTCTTTGGAATAGCTAACATGAACCCATTCCGGGTTACTATTTTTTGGAAATTCGGCAATTAATTGATCAAAATCCAGCTTATTTTTTATGAAATCGAATACCATGCGATTAGTAACCTCGCCGTTGCTTCCATCCATGTCGATGTCAATCGCTTGACCAGTACAATGCTGAGAAGATGAGCTGCCCTTAATAAAAGCATTTAGCTCCTTGGATCTGTATCCTGAGCTTATAAATATTGGAGTTTTAAAATGCTCTCGGATTGGCTCGAATACTTTTTCCGCTAACAACTTAAAATTCTCTAAATGCTCGGCGGTTGGCGTGTTGTCAATTCCATGACGCTTGGCCGTATCGCTTCTGGTAATTTCTGCAAGATTAAGGTTAGGACTTATCTTCATTGTTTGGCTTTTTAAATATCTTTTCAGCTGCGGTTATTCCTAAAGCTGCGGCGGATAATGCAGCAACGGAATAGATTAACGGCTCATTTTGATTTCTTATAAGAGTATAAGACAAAGTAATTGCGCTGATAACTCCAACAAGGCGTTTGCTAGATGCTTCGCCGTTTTCGCTTAAAAATCCTTTTGACCAGCTAAAAAATCGTCTCATCGTCCTTGCCCTTTATAGGTTTTAGGTTTTTGCTCACTCTTAGAGTAGGCTTTTTTGGCTTTTCCGTTTCTACGTTTGCCAAAAGATGTAGGCTTTAGATTTGAGTTACTGCCCTTTTTCATTTTTGCGATGCTCAAATAAAGCTTTCTCGTTTTTAATCTTGAATACTAGCCAGACGATAGAAAGGCAAGAAATAATTACCGTTAGGAAAATATTTATGTTCATCAAATCCAGACTCTGAAACACGTTTGCAATGATTGCCGCAACTGTGGAGGGTAAGCCTATTTCGTCTTTTTGGAAAATATTCATTTCATTTAATCGCTTTTCGTTTACCAAAAATAAGGCATTTATTAGGAAATAAAAAAGGGCTATTTCTAGCCCTCTAAATTGTTGGTGGTGGTTTACTCTTTTTCTTCGCTAGGCGCTGGATTCTGCTCTTGAATTTGTTGCGCCAAGAATTGTATAAAACTCATTCCGTACTTTGTAGGCAATTCGTTTGCCCATTGCTCCAGCATTTTAATTTGCTCCTCTGTTAAAGTGATTTTCATAAAAGTGTTAGATTTAATTTGGTTGCAATATAGGAATATGCTTCATTATTATCTCCGTTCCAAAGCAAGTAGTTTTCGCCGTCCATTGTTACGTTACCCTCGGCAAGTGTTTGGCCAATAACTAGAGGCATTGATTCCGTACCTTCACCGCTTGAGCAAAGTTGATAATAAAACGAGCAAGCCGTTGCCAAGTTGTCGTTGATAATAATTGCGTTTAGCAAATTAGCCTCTTGGCTTTCGCCGTTTTTCCAGATTCTGATTGGTTGAATTGGTTTCATATTTTTAGTTTTTAAGTGAATCTATTTTTATCCTATTTTTACTGCTATCCAAGCACGACCATCTTCCATAATTTTCCAAACCTTACCAACTGAAATTTGATATTGTTCAAATGTTGGGTTTGTAATTGCTTGACCGCTTATTTTGCCTTTATTATTTATTGGTATTATATAATCACCAACTTTTGCATTTAAAACATTACAAGGTATTTGACCACTAAACGCAATTCTGTCAACTTTTTGTCTTGCTTCTTCTCTTTGCACTTTGAATTCTTCATAAGCAATATCAAATTCTTCTTTAGTTTTAAAATCATTTTGCATTGGCAGTTCAAAATTAAACCATGTATCACCACCTACATAAGAAGGGTCTGTTGATTTTACTACAAATGAAATTGAATCTGCAAATATATTTGTTAATTGTCCATTTATATTAACTCCAACAATATCGCCTTTTTCAATATTATCATAAATTGCTTTTAACATATATTCCGCATAATCAGCACCACTTGCGTTAATAGTACCTGCGGCATTAATTGAACGACTTGTGGTTCCGTTTCGTCTTACCCAAAAATTAGCGTCAGCCGTATTCATTGTGCTATTAATTCCTGAAAAGAAATAATGACTTACTGTACCACTTAAAGCACTACATAATAATAATGGTTCTGTATCTGTACTTCCTGATGCTCTAACTGCTAATTTATAACCTGAGTCAGTATCTCTACCAATAGCAACATTTCCATTTGAAAAAATGCGCATTCGTTCGGTACCATTATTTTCAAAAACTGTTGCGTTTGCACTTGCATTAACAATAAAAAAATCGTCTGAAGTAACTCTAATAAATTGAGAACCTAAATCCAATTTTCTAGCGCTATTTGATTGCCCAACTGATATGCCAGTAGATGTGCCTGCGGTTATAAATCTAGCTAATCCGCTAGCGGTTGAACTGCCTACGCCGCTAGTAGAAATAACATCCAAACTCTGTGATGTCAATGCCCCACTAAACCGCCCAGTTCCGTTAACGTCTAGCTTAAATCCAGCGTCTGTGGTTGGTCCTATTGCTAGATTTCCGCTAGAGAATAGACTCATTGCTTGGGTAAAGCTTATTGCATTACCAGCCGTTCCACTTATTGAATTTCTCCAAACGTGATTACCATTATTTTGGTAATAATTTGTTGCTACTCCATTTGCAATATACTTCCAACTTGTATCATAAAAAGCATTAACTGAAATTGCAATTAAATCCGCTTCTGCTGAAATAGATGCCTGATTTAAAATTTGTATTGCTTTAAATGCACTTACCCAAGCACTAGGTGTAACTCCTAAGCCAAGGTTTCCGCTAGAATCGTTAATTAAATTACTATTCCCAACAGTTGTACTTCCAGTAAACTTAGGCAAATAATTAGTTGTCCCTGTTCCAGTCACTGGGTTAGTCAAAGCGTTTTGTTTGCCGTTAAAGGTTGTCCAATCGGTACTCGATAACAAGCCATTTTGAGAGCCGCTAGCCGTAGCAATTGCTAAGGTTATAGTTCCGCTTGTTGTTATCGGAGTTGAGCCAATAGTAACTCCGCTAGTAGCTGAGGATAAGCCGACAGAGGTAACCGTTCCAGTTCCGTAAGTCGTAGAATCTAACGAACCATCTCCTTTAACAAACTGAGCAGATGTTCCGCCAAGAACTTGAGACAAACTCTTATTCTCCCATAAGCTTGTACCGCTTTGGTATTGCAGCAAGTTTTTATCTGCAACGCTTACAATTTTAACCCCTTCGTCTTTATTTATATTGCTGCCTAAAGTAGGTCGAACAAAGATAGTTCCAACCGTTGCCGACTTAGTAACCACCGCAGCCACTTGCACAATATTATTTGGTGCAACTGGAATCGCAGTCTGATAACCTCCAGCAACCGTAGTCGAAGCGTAAAGAATATCTCCCTCGTTAAATGCGTTTGTATTTATTCCTCTAACACGACCAAAGTATAAAACCTTTCCATCTTCTCCGTTTAGTATTTCCTCCGCAGTAACTCCCATGAATCGGCTAGACGGCACAGAACCATCCGCAATAAATGGCGCAATTAAAAGCCTTCCAGAGGCTCCAACTGTTCCGTTAAATCTAACCGCTACACCTTTGGCAATCGTGCTGCCAGTTTGATTTTTGACTGGATAAAACAAATCCTCGCCAATCTTCATCGTGTAGCCGTTCAATACAATGTCGACCGTCTCATCGTCCGCATCCCAGAAAATAGTACCTTGATCCGTAGGAGTATTTGTCGGCGTAGTATCTAACGTAATAAATCCAGCCTCAACTCCATATTCTCCAAGCTCTACATTTGCAGTCGCTCCAGAATAAGGCACATAATTGTTTGTACCTGGAGGATTTACAGGATCTTGTCCCTCAGAAACAATAAAGCCTGGAGATGATGGTTTACTACCATCTCTTACAACGCTTGCTCTAAATTTGTTAATATTTACGTCTGCCATTTATGTCGTTGGTTCAATTCCTAAATCGTAAAGCTCAATCTGTGCCGTTCCCGTTCTGCAATTTAGCTGATAACTTACCAATGCCCAATATCGTCCGTTAAACAAAAACGATCTCCACGGCTCAATCTCTCGGCGCTCTAAAGTTGCTAAAACTCTGTAATTCGTTCTGCCTTTTAAGTTAGCCAACTCTTGCACAATTATATCCAACAAAGGTAAAGCTTCTACTCCATCTCTGCTCCACTCTTCAGTAACTGGATTGCCAGCGATAAGCAACTGCATAGCCGAGGCTGAATTACTTGTAATTGCATCTCCAATGTAGGTATTATAATCTGGATGTACGTTGGCATAAGGAGAGCCAGTAACCGCTTTTACTCCTAATTTAGCAAGAGAAAGTCCAGCAGTTTTTTCAACCTTTAATGAAAGGTTATCGTATCGGATAACGTATCTGTTTGCCGTTCCTCCGTTGCAAATCAGCTGATAAAGTCTAATCTCCACATCGCCATCGACTGGCACAAGTACGTTATTAATGGCAATGCTATTCCAAACGCTGCCAGTAGTTACCGCAAACTGCATTACTGTAACTGTAGGAGTCCAAGCAAAAGTCGTAGAGGTATCTCTAAATAAATATTGGTTTCCAACCTTTAGCATTATTCCAACCGCATGAGTTCCAGCACCTGGAGAAACTGGATAAGCCGAGCCAACTCTCTCAACCATGTACTCAAAGGTCATAGAAATAGTGTTAGCATTTTCTTGAGCGATTGTAATGGCTCCTCCAGTACTATTCGTATTAGCAAAAATATAGCTGATATTTGGGTCACTTGCTCCAGCGGTTGTTGTCGTTGTCCAAATCTGGCAATATTCTCCGCTAGAATCTGAAACGTACTGCACAAGAGCCGTATTACCACTTGGAACGCTGCTAGGTTGCAAACTAGGAATTGCCATGTGATATCCCCAAAGCAAAAGCTGGTAAGTATTTGGATAAGGAGATGCAACGCTATTTAAATTCCATTCAGTACTTAGAAACTTGGCATCAAAAACTCCGCCTTGAGAGTCTCTATCTAATACTCCTAGATTTAGGAAAGCATTAAATTCTGTAAATACTCTTCTAGCCGTCTCCTCTGGTCGGTTAATGTCTGCATTTATGTCGTCTCCATTTACAATGGTTTCGCTCAATAAAAGAGACTGATTAGGATCAAAGGTAAAAGCCTGGTAAGTTAATTGGTTGTACTCGTTTAGGCGGATAACGTAAAACGTATCTTTCCACAAGAAAACTCTAGCTAAGAAAGGATTTACCATTCGCTCAATTGTTTCCTTTAAATACAACTGCTCATTCTCAATTCTTACACCGTTGGTAAACTTAGCGGTTTCTCCATCAGTATAAATAGCGTTTAAAGGGACATTAAATTGTCTGAATGGAGTAATAGTATCGTCCATCCTTGTCTCGTGGATGTTAACACCTACAAAAGTGTTTCTCTTGTCCACAAAGCTCTGATTTAAAGCTCCAACAACTGCGGATAAAGCTTCAGTTCGTGGATCTGGCCAGGTTGCAAAATCTGATCTAATTGAGTCCAATCCTTTTAAGCCATCAATTGCGGTAAATTCAAATAGTTTGTTTCCGCTAGAATATGGACTAGTAATAAAATCAGGAGCAATAAATCCAGTAAAGAAAGGTTGCAAACCTTCAAATTGTAAATAATTTATTCTACTTGTGCCAGTTGTTGCACCAATGACAAATGTATTTTTACCAAATGTAATGCTTTCAAAGGTTGCTACTGAAGCCGCTGGTATTGCAGTCCAATTTATAGCGTTTGTAGAGTATGCAATTCGATTAGTTCCAGAATCTGTAACTGCAACGAAATATCCATTTCCGTAAGTAATATCTTGTGGAGAAAATGGTATTGTAACACTTGTCCAAGTCAACCCATCAACTGAATACCTAGATCCAGTTGTAAATTTTCCATCTGCAAAATGTATTGTTGTAGATGTAAATAATGTAGATTGTTCATCCCAGTTTAAACCATCATAAGATGTAAAAGTAGTACCTCCTGGAGATGAACTACAAACCGCAACCCAAATCCCATTACCATAAGCTACTCCAGTAAATTGAGGAGTTATTGAAGTCGTTCTCGATGTCCATGTAATGCCATCTGGAGAGGTCATTATACGATTAGTTCCAGCTCTTGCAACTGCAACAAATAATCCGTTGCCAAATGATATATCTTGAAACCACATTGCCTCACTAGGAGTTCTTGCAGTCCAAGTAATACCATTCGTAGAAGTACGAATAAATGATGTTGGAACTCCAGAAACGGTTGCATATCCAACCGCAACAAATATTCCATTACCAAAAGCTACATATTCAACTGAATAACTGCCAGCCGATGTCCAAGTAATTCCATCAGATGAATATTGAACAGTAGAAAATGTACCAACAAATACATTATTTCCAAATGCTAACCCTCTAAAAGAAGAAGTTGGAGTCGCTGCTTGCCAATCTGTAATATCATTTGCTCCAATCTGAGATAAAACTACTTTCCAAGTACGGTTACCTCCAACTAGAAACTCGTTGAAATCTCCAGTCTCTCCAGCGATTGTAAAATCCACGGAGGAGCCTATTATTGTCTCTATAGGATCGTTTCCAGTATTGCCCCAGTTGTAAGTTATGTCGTTAATTTGGAGAGGCGTAACGGCTCCAGAATAGCCTTGTTTTTGTATCTGCAAATCCCAAGCATTACCGCCGTAATTCGTAGCATACCCCCCCTGGTATTTCAATCCGTAATCGTTTACTGGTACGTTTTGACCAGTCAATACAACATACATTTTTGTATCTTCAGCTGGCATCGTAAAACTAAACGAAAGCGAAGAGGATAAGAAAGTATTGCCTGGATTGGTGTACCACAATGCAGTATGAAATCCAGAGCCTGGAGCAACTGCAATTGTAAGCGTAGCACCTTCAGTATAAAACTCAACTGGAGCAACTCCGTTAACTGTTATCGTGCCAACTCCTTCTCGTACTGCCGCTTGAAATCTGTAGTCTGCCATTATCCTTTATTTATCTTGTTATTAGCTTGACCTAAAACGTAAACCAAATCTTGGCCTTTTACTACAAACTCGCCGCTTACATCTCTATTCTGATCAAATAAACCGCCTTGCGCACCTCCTCCAGTAAAGCTAGATCCTCCACCTACTCCAGCGCCTCCTACGGATGCACCTCCGCCACCTCCACCGCCTCCGCCAATACCAGAGGTTATACCTCCACCTCCTCCGCCTCCAATTTTAGCTCTAATAAAGCCAGCCAAAGCAATTAAGGCAACACCAGCAGCAATTGCTGTTGCTGGATTTTTAAATGCCAATTTAATAGCAATCATTCCAACACCTACTTTAATAGCTGCTTGGCCTAATCCTTCTGCAATTGTAGCAACTCCACCTAATAAAGCTTTACCAGCAGCTTTTACAACGTCTCCTCCAGTAGCTAAAGCCTCTCCAATGGCAAAACCTACATCTCCTAAACCATTTACTGCTCCATTGGTAATAATAGCTGAAGCTTCAGCGTTAAAATCCTTTAGAGCTAAAAGAAAATTAGTCTTTTTGGAATCGTCTATATCTGCGATTTCTGGCTGAATTTGAATACTTGCAGCAAGGGCATCTAAATCTAATCCTGGCTTTAATGGAACTGCCATTGATTCAGCCAATGCCATAAAATTAGCATCTACTTCTTTAGCTAACTTGGCTTGACGTTCTAATAAAAAGTTTGCAGTATTTACCTCTGGATTACCAGCTAAAATTACCTTGTTTAACTTATCCCAAGCCTTGGAATATTCTTCAAATTCTTTAGCCTTTTCGTCTGCGCTTACTTGATCGTTTGCTTCAACAAAAGTTTCTACTGAACCAGCAGCCTCAACCGCTGCTTTTTGTACAAATTTAATGCCTCTAGCCTGAGCTTCTAACTGCGCTCCATAAATAGGATTAAGCATTGCAGCAATCTGCTTTCCAAAGGTTACAAAACCATTTTCTCCAGTAGCTTGAGCAACCGTATTAACCGCACCTAAAGAGGTTACTAGTTTTTCGGTCATTGCATTAGCCAAATCCAAAACTCCAGCAATCAATCCGCTAGATGAGCTTCCAAGAGTTAATTGTAATTGAGTAAAATTATCTTGCAAATTAGATATCTTACCACCTACGGTTTCAGATATTGCGGCCATAGATCCGCTTACTCCTTCAGTCTCTCCAAGGCTTAAAATATAAGCTTGTATCGCCTCATCTGTTTTTTCTACTTCAGTAGTAACTCCTTTAAAGGTAAATGCTACGTTATCTCCCTCTGCCTTTGCCTTTATACCAAATTCTTTTAAACGCTCAAACTCTCCAGTCATTGCGTCCAATGTTGCCTCGGCTAGCTGATCAAAAGATTTACCAGTTGAAGATGCCAAATCCCCTAAAGCGGTCATTTCTCGAATAGTAGGAGTAAAACCTCTATTCGCAAGCTTTACAAAAGCTCCTGTTAATTCGTCAACTTGAAAAGGAGTTTTAGATGCAAAATCAACAATTTGATCCATTGCAACCTTAGCCGCTGAATTACTACCCAAAGTATTGGTTAATACCGCTTCCATTTTCTGGAATTGTGCGGTTGTATCAATTATAGCCTTACCAAAACTTAAAACGGCTCCTACAGAAAAAGCAGCTCCTAAAGAAGCTAAAGCTGAAGAGGATATCTTTTCGAATTTGTTAAACTCCTTACCAGATTGATCTAGCTTAGTGTTAACCTCGTTAAACTTTTGGTTAAACTCGTTAATCTTAGCTCCGATTTCAACCTCTATTTTTGGATTTGCCATTTTTCTCTAGTTTAGATGCAATTTCCAACAATTTCTTCGCTTTAGCAAAGTCCTCATCTGTGGATTGGAAAGGCTTAATATTTTGTTCCCAAGGCAATGGCCAAATTTTTCTAGGAGATAAGTTTGTGCCTTTCTTTAAATGCGGTTGTAAACCTATCATGGCATGAACTCGTAAGCTCTCTATCATGTCTTTTTGGTCAATCTCATGGCCTTTTATTAAAGCCTTTAACTCTTTCCTACTTAAACAAAAAAGCTGCTCATAAGGGATTTTTGTCCTACCTACGAGCAGCATTAAATTTTCACGAGCTGAATATTGCTCGCTTTCTTCTTCACTTATGTTTTTTTTTCCTCATTTTCTCCAATCCCTAACTCTTGCAAGAGATCGGCTAAAACATTGTTAAAAAGATTTATTACATCTTTACCATCAACCCAGATTTTTAACTCATCCAAGGCAATTGGATTTGTACTTTTTCTTATGCTTGCCACTTTATGGCATTCGATAAGCAAAGCATAAATTAAATCTAGTTTTGGCATTTTGCCACTTTGAAAAACTTCACTCAAGCTTTTGCCAGTAAAGTCTTCAAAATTTGCTAATGCTCCAAGGTTTGGGTAAAAGTAAATCTCTCCTTCTTTGTAAGGAGCTACATGGTATTTAGCCATAAATTATGTTTAGGTTGGTATTACAGTAATAGCTGGCGCTCCTGCAAAGTCGAAAGTTCCAGAGAATGAAACTTGAGAGTTTCTTTCCGCAGTTACTTCGATTGAGTTTAATTGAGCATCAACTGTAATGATTTTGTCACCTGGATCAGTACCTCCAAACACCAATTCAAATACTTTCCCAATATCTTCCATTAGGTCAAAAGCTGAAAGGTTAGAAGCGCCTGTAGATGCAAAATCAAGATCTCCAGAGAAAGAAAAGGAGCCAGATTTGTCGCCGCCTTCAAGTCTTACTCCATAATCGCCAGTACAATCGTTTCTAACGATTACAGATTCGTTGGAGATAGAAACCGAAGCGGAGGTTTTGCAAACGACTGGAAGATTGTTCCACTCGAATGTAAAGAAATTTCCTAATTGGTAAGTTGCCATAGCTTATTCGTTTTAACAAATATACATAAATTTTTATTTATCAAGAGACAAAGAAAATATCGAGCGTGTAGCTTAATATTTTTTGGTAAGCTATCTGGCTAGATCCTTGCTCAATTTGAACTCGAGAAAAGTTTTTGCGAATGTTAATTGCTTGCAAGTCTACTGGTAAATTTAAATACTGCAAAGTCATTTTTTGCTGAATAGCATTTGAGATATTCTCCGATAATTTCTTGCCTCCGCTACCTTGCGGAAACTTCGTAATAATGTTTATCTGAAAGGTTGCATTCTGCCTAATTGTGCAATCATTATTAGTCGTTTCGGCTTCGTTCTGGTCAGTAATTAAAACGTAAGCAGCTGAATTTTGATAATTAGCTGGATTTATACCAGGAGGTAACTCAGTATCGTAAACTGGCAAAGTAACTCCACTAAGAGTTAGAGGTGAAATTGCGTTTATAACTGCTATTCGTATGTCGGTAGATATTTCTCTCATTTTATATCCTTGTTTATTTCTGCTTCAATATCTTTTACCAGGTTTGCAGTAGCTTCAAAATAAGAGGGGAAAAGGTAAGGTTTTCCAATAATTCTACCTTGTCCATTTCTGTAGAAATTTTTAGCGATTGCTCTAATCTCTGAGGTATAATTTGGACGACTTAATATTTCTCTTGCACTTAATCCAGTTCCAAACTCTAGCCAAGCCTCAATCTCAAATACTGGATCTCCAGCTTGAACTCCAACCTTCCAGGTTAATCCGCTATTTTCAACGACTTTATCAATTCTTTGCTTAATGTTTAAAGATTGACCTGCCCAGGTACTTGGCGCTCTTTGTATAGCCTTTACTTCTATTTCTGTAGCTGCATCTGCTAGCCTTTCTTTTACGGCTGCAATTACTTGATCTCCTTTTTTATCAAGGTCTTTTAAAGCTTGCTCTAATCCAATTATTTTAACCGCCATTACACTCCAATCATTTCAATAATGTACTCTTTGTGTTGCCTCTGCTCGTCTAAAACAACGCTAGTTATTTTGTAATAACGGTTGCGATAATAAACCTGGTAATTCTCGCTAGGAATAAATGAGACACGATACTGAATTGCGATAGTATATGTATTTGGTAATACCATCTCTCCAGCTTCTAATCCATTGTTTCCTCTGGTTTGCTTTACAGATGCAAAGGTAGATAAATTTGTTGCTGGACTTGGAGACGTACCTCCAGCGCCATCGCTTACCGCTTGGAAAGAGACAAACTCAACCTTCTGGTCGTATTTTCCAAAGTTTATCATACGAATAGATCTGCTCTATATTTTAACTCAGTTGAAATACTAGCCTTTGTAGAATAGTAGGTTTGTGCATCCATCAAGTTTTGACGATAAGCAAAATCCGTAGCAATCCTTTTAAGCATGGCAACGTGCAAGTCTTGAGGCAATGGATTGGAGTTATTAAATCCAGCCGTATAAGTGTAATTCTCTACCTCTGTTTCGTCCGTTGTTACATCCGCCACCCAAGGGCCAATTGGATATATTCTCTGGCCTGATTTATTATCCGTAATAACCACATTTCTCTGGACATATAGCATCCCAGAGGCTTTCTCGGATTCAATCCTAGCCGCTGGTATTAATTCGTTTGTAAGTAAAGTATCCCAATCTGCAAAATCGATTTGGAGCCAGGCTTTTGCCTCTGCCAATGTAATCGGCTCCGTTGCTACCGTGGAGCTGTATCTGATATCTAAAGGTTTAATTACGCTCATTTCTTTTTAAAGTCTTGTTTGTCCACTTTAATCCATACTGCCAGACCTTTATCGACTAAATAAGCGTCATAGGTCTTGCCAACGCTTAAAATTTCGCCTTTTTGGAACGGCTCGAGATCAACCAATAATTTTATCATAAAGATAGTATTTATTTCATTAAATGTTTTTTATCATTCCACGGATCAACGTCTTGCCAAAGTCGGTAACCATGAAAAACGTAAAGCGATTTAATCAATCCTATTTTTAATCCTAGCTCTTTTACTCGCATCGAAAATAGAGAATCAAAGGCAAGGCTATTCTCAACAAACTTAATTTTTTTCCAGGTCTTGTACTGAAACGCCATAAAGAAGCCAGCGATATATTCTTTAATCTCCTGGATGCCTTCGCCTTGGTAAGTTAAAGCTATTTCGTAATGCCTTCTCACGTCCAACTCGTAGTTAAACTCATTATTGTGCAGTTGATGTTTTGCCCTCAGCCGATTGGTGTAACAACCAACCAAGCCAAATTTATCTCCATCTAAAGCCAAGGCATCGTAAATGCGCTTTCCCCAGTCTCCAGTTAGATACAATATGTCTCCGTCCTGCATTATTATCCAATCCTCATCGTTTACGTTTAGGCTGCTTAAATAATCATTATAGGCTTTACCTATATTTTTATTTAAGTCAAACGGATTCGAGTAAAATATCTTTAAAGGTTGATCCATGTACGCTCTTCGTAAAAGTTTAGATTCTTTTCTGAATAAGGATAAGCAAAATGGCACTCGCTTTTATCTGCAATTATAGCTGGAAATCTTTCTGTTAAATATCGATTCATCTCGTACTTGCCAATCCTAGCTTTTACTTTTTCTGTGTTAAACCAGTAGAAAGAGCCTGAGTAATGGAAATCTTGAGGAACGTAAGGAGGGCAAGGTAAAAGCTTACCACAAATGCCAGAGAATAGCTTAATAGATAGATCTGGAATCGTTTCGAGGTTGCGCTTATAACTCTGCTCAATCCAGATGTCCAATCCGCTCCAGACAGGCCTAGAAACTCCTTTACAATGGGCATAAAAGGTAATCCCATCCTTTACTTTGTTAATCGAATCGATAAAATGCACGGACTCTCCAAGTATGCGATTATTCTCCACAATCTCAAACTCACAATCCCTTGGTAGGAGCGATTTTAAAGGCTCTAGAAAGGCTTTACCATCTACGGCAACCTTGACTACCTTTTTACCATTAAATACGCTCCAGTACTTGTTTAATAGCCTTAAATTAAGTCTGTGGTAATGCGTTAGCTTTCCGCCGTAGTAAATAAAGTAAATTAGATTTTTTGGAACGTCAACGCCCATAAAGTAGGAGTTTTTGGTTTCTCGATTAGCTTATAGCCAAGCTCTTTAAACATGGCAATCCAATACTTTTCAGTCTTGATGTTTATATGTCCCCAATCAGCATCAAAAGCCGTTATCTCTGGAGTAGAAGAAAACAAAATAACTCTTGGTTTAACAATCTCCAAAGCTTTATTAATCTCTTGGTCGGTCATGTGTTCAGCAACCTCAATCCAAAGCATTAGATCCGCTTGTCTTGGCTTCTGGTAAACCTTTAGTAATGGGTAATTTTCTTTGCAGTAATCTCGATGCGCTTTAAATATGTCTTGACCAATAATATTAAAGCCTTCACGCCTTAAAACCTCTGAATAAACACCAGTTCCACATCCATAATCTAAAACGCTTTCTGGTTTAAACTTCTTACAATATTCAGCAACCTCTTTAGCAAGTGCTACAAAATCCTCATTAGCAAGAGTTAAATTTAAAGTTTCAATCTCTTTTATTAAAAACTCATTTTCGGTAATATTCATATTTCTCCACAAGTTTTACAATTTCTTTTAAAATGCATAGGGCATTGAGTACCGTCCGAGCTACAAGGCTCCTTTTCAAAGTACATTGGCAATCCGCCAGGTTTAGTTAAATACCGCTCGCAACTCATTTTGAGTTTACATCTTTGCGGCTTGCATAATGTAAAATCTGCCATCTTTCTTTCTTTAATGTTTAAAGTAAATCATTTTCAATAGGTTAAACAAAAAAGGCGGGAAAAATTCCCGCCCTTTCACCATTAAACTAAACACAAACACAAATATTAGGTAGTCTCAAGAAGCGCCTTAGCAGCTGCAAAAGTTCCTTTTACCAATACTGGAGTATCGTTTGCGGAGATGAATTGAACCAATCTCTGCTCGATTCTTACAGTTTTCAAGTTGTCGATGAAGTCATCGCCAGACTCTCCAATTGCTACTTGCAAACCGCTTCTCAAACGTACGTTGATTACAGAAAGGTCACCACCTACGAAATCAGCAGCAGTTCCAGTCAAAGCGTTAGTTGGGATAATCTGAACTCCCCAAGCATTGATACCACCATTAGCGTTGAAAGTAACGCCAGCTGGTAGGATATACTGCTTATCTGCATCCTTCTCAGAAAGCATTAGGTGATAAGCTCCAGTCTCAACAAATACTCCGCTTGCAGTTCCGTTTGCAGCTTTAACCTGAGCGATAATTCCGTGGATAACATCCCAGTTAGTAGCTGACTCAACACCACCAGCCATAGAAGCACCAGTGAAAGTTGTAGACTTAGAAAGCAAACCAGCCAACTGAGGAGAAGATCCGTTACCAGTAAACAATTGGTTTTCGATTACAGTCTCAACACGCTTAACTCCGTTGCTCTGGATGTAAGAAGCCAAGTAAGCAGCATCCTCAAGCATTTCCATTGAAACCTTCATGTGAACACCAATCTTCTCAACCTTAGCTCTCTGCTCTTTGTATTGTACATCGATTTGAGTCTTCTCAACACCTTCGCCAATCATTACTGGAGTACCTTCCTGATCGTACTCTTCAACCCATACTGCATACTGAGTACCGATAGCTCCAACAGATACGTTAGAAAGGTAAACAAGTAGTCTCTGACGGATTGGAGATACAACACCAGTAAACTCAGAAATAGTTACTTGGCTAGAAGAGTTAGCGTTTGCAATTGTAGAAGCTAGAGTAATAGTTCCTACTGCCTTCTCGCTAATTTCAAATACCAAAGGAGCCTTTAGACGAGCGTTAGGCTCAGACTTTAGTCTCTCGATCTCAGCTTGTACAGGAGCATAAGCCTTCATAAATGCGCTCTTGAAATCTTCTGCGCTTACTTCTTTCTCAACTGCGCTCTTTTGCATAGCGATGTCGAGCTTATCAAGTTGCTTCTGCATTTCTGCCGCATCCTCTTTACTTACTACGTTGTCAAATGATTTCAACAACGCTTCTGCCTTTTCGAAAGCCTCATTAGCTTTTACTTCGGCGTTGCTAGCTTTTGCCTTTAGGGCTTCACCAGCTTCTGCGATTACCGCTTTAACGGCATCCAAAGTTAGATTTTCCATGATTCAAATTGTTTTTTAAGTTCGTTTATAGTTAGTATATCAACCTCCACGGCTTTTGTCTCTACCAAAGTAGCCTCTGCTGGCTTTAGCATTTCTAAAAGTGATTTAAGTTGATTCTCTAATTTCTCAAGTGTTTCATCGGTTGCGTCTGAGGTTTTAACAAACTTCTCAAGTCTAGTTAAATATTCGAATGCATCCGATTCGTTTTTAAGGTCGATAAAGGTAGTCTCCGGGTTAGCTCCTAGAAACTGCACCGCACTACCTTCGTACATCATTACCTCTTTAATCAAATTAGCTTTCGCTTGTTCGTCATACATTTCTTTAATTGTACGGAAACCAAACGAATGCTGGTTAATAAGTTCGCTCTCGACCATCTTCTGGAAATCTTGACCAGCTGCATGAGTTCCAATTTTTGCCTCGTATCTCAATCCTTTCTGATCTTCGTAAAGATTCATCATTTTTGCGACAACCTTATTTTTGTCGTGATCTAAAAGATACTTGATAAGTTGCTTTCCAGCTGGGCCACGCTCTTGGATTGTCTTGGTAAATGCTCCTGGCTCGATTACATCGCCATCGAGATCCTTGTTACCGAAAACGGCAAAATAACCTGAAACAATCCCTTGCTTCATGTCGCTATCTGCAAATCCTTGATTAAGTCCCTTTAATATCATTGCCGTATTATTATCTTTTATTTCTCCTAATTCTCTTAGCTTACTTCTACTCCAGGTTAGGCCAGCTTTACCTCCCCATGCATCGTACATTAATAAACCGCATCCTTCGCCGTAGGATGTTGAGCTTTCTAAATCAACTTCGTGCCTACTTAAATAGGAATACATCCTTTTAATTGTATCCAAGCTAATCGCTTCGCCGTTTGCAAGTTGGTTAGCTCTCTGCTTTCCTACTGGAGTACCGCAAGATCCCCATCCATTCTCCTCAACGTACTTTAAAACTCGTCTAGCGTTGTTTTTTACCGCCTCTGGGTAATCGGAATAACTCTTTTCGGATAAATCAGCCATTTAGCTTATTCGTTTAGACAAATATACAAATAAAAAAAATTAGGAAACAAAAGGGGATTAAATCACAAACGCATTAGGAAAGTTTCTTCGAGCATAAGACTCGGAAATATAAACGACAACACAACTGCAATTAACAGTCTGAGCAGCTCCGCCGTTTATGTCACCAGGCTTATCCATCAAAACTTGAACCCCTTTGGTTGTAAAAGGAAAAAATTGGTCTGCTCTTATTGGTTTGTCTTGTGCTTGTATGTGTTCAATTCTTGGCTCTTTTGCTCCGCCATGAATCCATATTTTCCAAAGTTGTGTCCCTGTTTGATTTGCCCAATCCTCTGCCGATTTCTTTTTGCCTTCATTGTAGGCTCTTGTTGATTCAGTCCTAGCAATAGCACGCGCTCGTTTTACGTCAGGTATAAACTCAAGTAAAAGCCTTTCAATCTGAAACGGATTTAATCCGTCTGATATGCCTTGAGCGATTATCTCGTTTACTTTCTTTTGAGTTGTTTCCGTAACATCCAAAATAAGCTGACCAAGGTTTTGTAAAACCCAATCCTTAATCCATTCTTTCCAAGTATTCAAAAAGAAATCGTCGGGAATAAATGCCTTTTCTTTATTGTCTTGTCTTATTCGATTAAACTCTTTTCGTGCTGAGTCAATAAAGACGGTTTGGTAAAATTGAACGTAAGCGTTCTGCATAGGCAACAAAGGCACAATTGGTTTAGCTTGTTCCTTTAATGCCTCGGTAAATATTTTTACTCCAAGGCGTTCGTATTTCTTTAGGTCTGCTTGTGCTGACCTTCTAACCTTAGAATAATTTATTTTTCTCATTGCTTAGGCTTGGAAATCTACAAAGTCAGTCGCAGCACCTCCTAAAGCTTCCTCGCTAGGAATTACGTTGCTAGGTATCCAATGAACGTCCATTGCTGGGTCTTCGCTTGCGTGCCAGTTCAATAGGCTTCTAACCTCATTGCCTGTAAAGTATGGAGATTTGCCGTATGTTTCTAGGATAACTTTTACGTCAGGTTGCAACTCGCTAAAGCTAGAAATATCGAAATCAATAACGTAATCCATGCCATAAGACTTCCCAATCCATTGCGTAAACTTCTCCTCAATCATTTGGAGTTGTGGCATAATTACATCGGTAACTAAAGCCTTTTGCGCTCCTTCCAAATTGGCATAGGTTGCGTTAGATGTAAACAAAACAGGGTTAACTCCCCAAAGACCGCAAAGCGTTTGCAAATCCATGTTTTGAGAGTTGATAATATCCATCGCAACTGGCGACAATCCGATTGCATCGTAACGCAAAGGAATAGAAGAGGCAACGATTTTATTGATGTTTTTATTTCCGTTTATCCTCTCATCTATCCGCTCGTCCATCTTGGCTCTTTGGTCAGGCGATGGCCAAAACTCAGGGTTTGTAATATTTGGCGAAATAATGCCCTTGGCTCCTCCGTTTTGGAAAGTCTTTTGCTTGGCATAGGTCGCCTCGTTGTTGGCTTGCAATGTCGTTAAACCAGCCAAGAGAGGAGGCATTCCACGCAATTGCGCTCCATTCAAATCCCAAGTTAAATTCGTGGTTTTGATGTGTAATACTTGGTCGGCTGGTATCTCAATATTTTGGTCTCCAATTATTAATTTATAGCCTCGTACTGGCTCGAATAAGCTGCCAGCCACAATCTCAACATAGTTGGACGGCAAAACGTACATTTCCTTTATTTTGCCCTTATTAAGGCCATCCTGAGGAGCAAAGCCGTAAACGAATATCTCGCCGCTAGTATTGTACCACGTTAGCATTGAATCAAGAAACTCGCTCCAAGTTTGCATTGGATTAGGGTTTTTGATTAGCTGGCTTACTGGGTCGGTATAACTTACATCCTCAAGCTCCTTCTTTCTAAATGCTATGCTTTGCAATCTGTTAAGCTCTTTGGAGTTGTACTTTCCGCCTCTGTATTTCTTGGATGCTTCGCTCTCTTTGTAAACGTAGGTAGGGCATTGCTTGCCTTTCTCTGCTATCTTTCGAATGATTGAGTAAACCAGGGCGTTTCCCTTGTAACCTTTATCGATAAAAGTTTGTTGGTTAGAGTCGTACCAAACAACAAGCGTAGAGGCCGTAAATTGACCATATAGGATTTGGTTGAGTAGATTTACATCTGGATAAGTCTTCGTTGGTTGGACTTGTGGCGTGATATAATTCTGAAGAGCCTTTAATAGCATAGCATATTCGTTTTAACAAATATACCTATTTATTTTTTTCTAAAAATGCAAGTCCATAAAACCAAATTACAACCATTACAACTCTAGCAATCCAATGCCAGGTTAAAGGATTAAAATCTAAGGTCACAAATACCAGTAAAAGGTAAGTGATAAACATTAGGATAAGCGCGGCAATTGTTTCTTTTGTCATATTGAAAAGGTGAATTTAGAGCCTAATAATAGGTCGGTAAATCCCCAAACAAGCGCATCCACTCGATCTGGAGATTTGCCTTTATCTGGATCAAAGGTAATCATTTGAGCCTCAAGTAATGGGAAATGGCCAATGTGATAAATTTTGTTTTGCTCATAAAGAGAGTAAATCGGCTCCGCTCGGACGTACTTTCCCTTGGTTGCAGTTACTAGCTTTATTCTAGCGGTTGAATTTTGCGACCTTAAAACGCTTTCGACCATATCTCCCCCTTGGTTTTTTTCAGCCACTATGCAATCGGCGTTCCATCTTTCAAAGGCTTTAACGGCAACTGTTGCCCATTGGCTAGGAGAATACTTACCGGATAAATCCTCTAAAACATAGCCGTTTCCTAGAGCATCTTTAGCGCATACAATTATACCAGTCTCATCGGATTCTAAATTAGCCGATGCCGCTGGATCTACTGCAACAACAATTCTCTCTAATTGTGGCGTATTAGGCATTCTAAGGCGTTCAATTATTTGCCTATTCCAGAGCATACCTTCAGCATCTTCAAGCCATTCACCAAGAAATAAATGGTTATATCTGTGGAGGTTTTCTCTTTTTGTGCGTTCCGCTTGCTCTACAAATGACTTACTAAGGTTTCTCTCATTGTCTAAGTAAGTCGTATGGATGTAAGTACAATTATCGCTTTTATTCCGTACAAATCGAGAATAAATCCAATGCGACTTGTAACTCGGATTCATTACCAGGATAACACGGTTAGGCTTGTTTATTGCTCTAATTGATAAATCTATCCGGTCAAATACATCCTCATCCATTAGCTCCTCGGACTCATCCAAAATAAAAGTAGTTACTCCAGCAATTGATTTAAGGTTGGCGGTTGCAGTTCCTTGGCTTGTCTTTATACCACGAAATAAAATTTTAGATCCGGTTGCCTTGTTAATGATTTCGCTCTGGGTTATCTCAAAATCCTCCGCCTTATTCATTAGTTCGATTTTGTCGATGAATTCAGGAATAATGGAGATAAATGCCGATGTAAGAGTCCAACGGGTAAAGAGGATTACGTGTCCCTCTTCGTAAGTTAGATTTAAGAGAAACATCGATAAAGTCCAAGACTTACCGGAGCCTCGACCTCCAGTTATTAGGTAGTACCGACTTTTAGGCTGCTCTAAAAAAAGCGGTCTGTATTTGTCTATTAATTGGATTTTATCCATTCAATTGGAGGAGTTACTTTCTCGCCTTGTGTGGTTACGTCAATTGATTGTTTAGGCATACCAAAGCGGTAATTGAGCCAGGTCTTAATGGCTTGTATATCGCCATCCTTACAACGACTCCAAAGAGCTTTCCAAGCCTCCTCTGGAACTGCAATTGCATCCATCTGCTCAATTATCTTTATCTCGTCTGCCTTTGGTCTTCGACCTCCTCCAGGTCTTACTCCTCCGTGTCCGTTTGCCATCTTGCAAAAATTTGTTTATCCAAGTCAAAGGTAAATAAAAAAAAGCTTGACCTATTAGCCAAGCCTTTACCAGTTAACAAAAACCCAAAACAATCTATTTTAATGTAATTACTTCGTTAGTTACTTGCCCGGTAAAATCGCAAAGCTTTCCGTTCCATTCAAACCTTACTTCTTTCTCTCTGAGTTGGTAAGCGCTTGCCAATGTCCTGATCTGCCGTTGTACAATCTCAATGCTCTCAAACTTGCCTTTACCTTTGTTACTCCACGGAGACCATTGTCCATCTCGTAATCTGTATCTAATCTCTAGAGAGTAATCTGTTTTAGTAATCGGTAATCCTTTAGCCATTACTTCTGTTTAATAACAAGTTCCAATCCTATTGCGTCACAAATCTTCCTCAAATTGTGAACGGAAATAGATTCAAATCCATTCTCAAACTGGTTAATAGGCTGATGACTTAAACCAATTCTCTGAGCCAAATCTACCTGGGTTATACCTAGATTTTTACGGATTTTCCTAATTAGTCTGCCCTCTTCTAAACTCATTTCTGTATCGTTTTTACAAATATAAGATTAGGATTATAATACAAGTTAAAAACTAGATTTTTGTTTAATCCGTACAAAATCCAGCTTGGCATCCGCTACCTGTTCCAAAGTTAAAATCTTGTTGCAATCCAATTGTTTTAACTTGCTCGTAACTCATTTCCTTTTTCCAAGTTGCATTCTTTTCTTGGTCTGCAAACCATTGCATTTTAGCTGGCTCTGTATCCCAATTTTTTCTAAGTTGTTGTACTGGTTTCCAAAAGCATCCAACGCAATTGCTATCAGCTGGAAAATTTATTCCGCTTTGTTGCGACCATTGGTAAATAGGGTAATGAGTTATTCTATTTTCAATTAATGGAAAATAACCTTCTCGCCAATCCATTTCTTGCCATTGGTTGCGGTTGTTTTTTTCTCCTACAATTCCGTTAAAACTTGTGCTAAATCTTTCGGCTCTTTCCTTTTCGTCGTATCTAAAGCCAATTCCCATTTTAACCTTTTCGCCAATGTTTTTATACCACCAATCAAATATTGGTCTTAATTTCATCTCGGTCGTGCAAAACCTAAACTGCTGGTTTGGGATTGCCTTTTTCTTTTTGTTTAAAGCATCAAAGGTTTTACCAGCAACCCAAATTATTTCTTTTCCAATTAATTGCTCCAAGTCTCTTATTGCGTACAAAGTCAAGTCGCTTTCTGCCGTAGCAATAAAATCCTTTCCTAGCTTTTCGGAGGCATACTTTACGAGGCTTAAATCTTTTGGTTTGCAATTAATATCCTCAATTTGCACCAATGCAAAAATCTCGTAATCCGCTGGATAATGCACCGCTAAATAGGATGAGGTTTTTCCTCCACTTAAACTATTTATTGTTTTCATTAAAACGGCAATAAATTATAAATCCCCATCTGGATAAACTCCTCGCCTTTCTTTACAATGCATTTACGGATATTTAACTCAAATACATTTTTATCGTTAAATCCGTATTTCTTTTGAGCAATATCTAGTAAGAGCTTGACCGGGTTATCGAGATCCGATGCCTTGTTGCTAAAGCCAAAGAAAAACTCAATCCTTAACATCTCGTCTGAATCTACCTTACCTTTTGGCATTCTTAACAAAATGGTTTGCTCGTAGGACTTGTAAAGAGGTGTTTTAAAGCGTTTACCTTGCCAGGCTTGGTTTACACTTAATGGCTTTTCGTTTAGCTTAAATTGAATCATTTACAAGCCTTATAAACTTGATCCATTGCAATCGTAAACAATGCAACGGAAACCATGAACAAAAGTCCAAACGGCATTTTAAAATGCATAAATAAGAAAATACTTAGCACCGTATTACAGGCGCTAAATAGATTCTCTTGGCTAGGCTTAAAAAGGTAAAGTATCCTCTTCATATTTTTCAATTATTTTTTTTTCTGCAACTACTGGTTTAAAATCATCTTTCTCTTTTGGCTGGTAAAGCTCAAGATAATGGGTTGCCTTACCTTCGACCTTTTGCGGCTTTTCCTTAATGTCTAGGTTTACCCATTCGGTATCGTTATCATTCATGTACTTTAGCAACTTTTCTAAATCGCTTCGGTTTTGGCTGACTTTCCACATTTCGCCATACTTTGTTGTAATTACTTTGGCATTTCCGCCGTAAATCTTGCTCATAATCGTTTTTTTTAGTTGTTTAATTTATTTATCCATTGGTTGTAAATTTCTGTTGCAATTTGTGCGGTCATTATTGGAGGAACTGACATACCAACTATGTAAGCATATTTATTTCCGTTAAAATCATAATCTTGAGGGAAAGTACCTATGCAACAAACCTCATATTTATTTGGCTTTCTTGGCTCATCAAATAAAACACAAGCATCCTCATTTGATGTAAAAGTTAAAGGTACATTTTCTAATTTTAAATATTTATTATTCCAAAATTTCATAACTCCTTCTCTTTGAGCGGCGTTACTCATATCCATATCTTCAGGTAATCTTAAATTCCACAACCTTAAAGCTTCTTGACCTGTTAACATCCTGTCATTTTCTGAATTTTTTATGTAAAAATCTTTAAAACGGATAGATTTTTCATTGAAATATAATTTAAGATTAGGCAATTGAGTAAAGAAATCAACCTGTTGCAAAAATGGTTTTGCTAAATCTTTTCTGAGACAAATAAAAAAAACTCTTTCTCTTCTTTGAGGGACTCCCATTTTTGATGCATCTAAAAGCCAATGCTGACAATAATAACCAGCATCATCAAATGCTTTATAAATCTTTTTAACATATTCGATTGCATTACCTATTAACAATCCTTTTACATTTTCAGCAACAACAACTTTTGGTTGTAGTTTTTTTGCCAAATCTATAAAGTCAAAAAACAATGTATCTAGTACCTGGTCGGCTTGGCCTTCTCTAAATTTCTTCTCTTTTCCCCAATCGTCTTCTCTATTTCCAGCCATTGAAAAAGAGCTGCAAGGTGGTGAGCCATCTAAAATATCTAAATTGTAAAGTTCCTTTGGTAAATCATTTCTTAATTTAAAAGTTTGTATTGGCTCTAAAAAAGCAAATTTAGGATTATGATTTACTTTATATGCCTCAATCATTTTTGGGTCAATTTCATTGCATCCTAAAACATCAAATCCAGCTAACTTATAGCCCATTGTAGAACCTCCACCACAAGCAAAACAAGAAAAAACTTTGCCTTTATCTTTAGTAAAAACTGAATCTTTTAAATTCCATTTATATGGGAATCTGTGATGATTATTATTTTTCATTAGAAATGATATTCAATTTTAGTTAATAGTTATTTTAATCGTGTTAAACTTTGTTTCTGAATTCATAGCTTCACTTATTTCAATTTTAATATCTGAGTTTAAATCTATGTTTTTGCGCTGGCAAAACATCTGTATTTGTCTAATCAACTTAAGCGATTTCTTTTCCTTTCTGTTTGATAAAAAATAGGTAGTTGGCATTTTTAGAACGGTGATTTAGTTTCTGTTTCAAACTCAAAATTATTTGTTCCCAAATTGGGAAACTTTTCTACTCCAGGGAATTGATGGCTTTTAACATTTGCGTTTGCAAAGTAATCGAATCCATCTTTACCAATGTAACGGTTTCGCTTTCTGTTAAAATCAATTGTAATCTCAAAAGGTATTCCAACCAGCTTTTGTTTCTTGATTTTATCCGTCTTAATTATAACCGTTGTATCGTTCGGGTCAGTTGCTCTATTAGGTCTCCAAACGCTTATTGTATTGTCGGTCGAATCTGCAAAGGTACCCCCCCCCTTAATTTGGTAGAGACTCGGAGGCGGATAATTTCCATCTTTCTCTTTTCTTGGTGTTGTTTGATGCATTACCAAATGATAAGAAACATTATTTTTTCTTGTAAAGTTAATCCTATCCATCATAAATCTTGAGGCATAAAGATGCTCTTGCTCTCCTGGCCCCATCTCATGGCGGATTTTAATGTACGGATCTACAATTACCGCTTTAACATCTTTCTCCCAAACTAGGTACTCAAAAACGCTTTCAATCTGCTCAATTCTAAA